CCCTGGAGGTGGCAACAGGCGAAAGATTTTCTGTCTCAACCGGGACAGGAATAAACCCCAATCCGCGTTCATAAGGAGCAATCATGGTAGCAATCAGCCTACACAAACAGATGGCCATGGGTAAAGGTTACCCAAAAGCCAAGAAGATCGCTAGCGATCCTTCACCAACACCTGGTTTGCCAGATGCAAACTACAAGACCATGGCCAAGATGAAGACCGAAAAGGTCACAGGCGAAGGCGGCGGCAATGGCGGCACAAACAGCCAGCGCGGAAAAGGTCCTAACCAGATCTCCACCGTCATGGGTGGACGCCGCTAAGTGTTAGCAAAAATCATCACGACAATCCGAGCCGAGCAGCAGGCACTGGCCGTTGAGGCCATCAGGGTGCAGACAGCAGAAGGCAAGGACATCAGCTTTGAATATGGAAAACGTCAGGGCGTCTACGCCGGCCTTGACCGAGCCGTCCAGCTGATTGAGCGGATCTATCGTGATATTGAGAATGATAGTCGAGATCTTTAACCCCAGCATACGGAGAAGCGAATGCTACTTGAAACCCCCATGTCCTTCAACTACGCCTCATTAGACGAGGCCTTCCCAACAGTAGACTGCGGTCACGAACCCCTGGGTTCACGCGTGATCGTACAAGTCCGCAAAGCCAAGAATCAAACGGCTGGCGGTATCTACATCCCGGAAGAAGCAAGAAAGACAGAAGCCAGCAATACACAGATTGCCAAAGTTGTGGCAGTTGGCTGCTTGGCTTACAAGAATCGAAACACTATGGAACCGTGGCCCGAAGGTTCGTGGTGTGAAGTTGGTGCCTACGTCCGTGCACCTAAATACGGAGGAGATCGTTGGACTGTAAGGTCTGGCGACGAGGAGATCGAATTTGTGATGTTCAATGACCTAGACATTCTTGCCAAGGTTACTGGAGATCCCACTGCGATCAGAGCATTCATCTAACTGCTGAAAGGAGCAGGTCATGGCTGGAGAAACACTACTCATCGAAGATGATGAAGATCAAAAAGGCGGCAAGCCTCAGGAAGTCGAGTTTGTTCCTGTAACCACCAAACAAGGTGACGACCAGGGCGAAGACGACGATGATGAACGCCAAGAGGACTCGCGTCTCTCAGAAGATAACGAGGAACGTGAAGACATACGACGCAAACGCCGCGAGGAGAAAGCAGATCGCGCAGCGCGTAGAAAGCAGGCTATTGAGCGAGATAAGACCGAGCTCAACTTCCTGAGGCAGCGGAATGAGGCGCTAGAAAAGCGCGTGTTCCAAGTCGAGAAGACGACCGTGGCCAATACCATCTCTGGCATTGATGCTAGGATTGCCGACACCGTGTCAGAAGTCCGGGCAGCTGAACGCATCATGGCTCATGCCATTGAGGCGGGTAACGGAGAAGATGCAGCCAAGGCTCTTCGTATCCGTGACGAGGCCATGAAGAAGGTGCAGCAGCTTCAGATGCATAAGCATCAACACAACGAGGCCGCGCAGCAAATTCATCAACAGGCTCAACCCCAGGCACCTGGTCCTGACCCCGACATCGCGAGCTTTGCTCAAGACTGGGTGTCAAAGAACAGCTGGTACGATCCCAATGGAAAAGACGAAGCTTCAAAAATTGTGCTGGCAATCGATCAGTCGCTCGTAGAATCTGGCTATAATCCAAAAACAGAGGCATATTGGCGCGAGCTAGACAAGCGAGTGGCCAAACGATTGCCCGAGGCTAAAGGAAGCGGTAACTATGACGACAGTCAAGATGAAGATCGCCGCGGACAACGTAGAGGTCCGCCAGTTGGTTCCAGCAGGGATCAGGCCCCGCAGTCTACTCGCCGTGAAGTATACATCTCCCCAGAACGAAAGCAAGCTATGACTGATGCTGGAGTTTGGGAAGACCCCGTCCTACGCCAACGCTACTTGAAACAGTATGCGAAGTGGGACCGTGAAAACAATTCAACTCGCTGAAAGGAGTGAGGAAAATGACTGATGAACGTTTAAAAAAATCCCCTGATCTTGTCCGCCAATCACGTGGAGCCACAGACCGCAATGTGACTGAAGACCGTGCTATTAGCGACGAAGATCGTGTTGAGATGTTTAGATCTCAATTTTTCCAAGACGCATTGCCAGATCTGCCAAAGATCCCTGGCTTTCACACATGTTGGTTGACCACCACTAACCCCCGCGACTCCATTCAGCAACGGATCCGGTTGGGTTATCAACCTATTAAAGCCGAAGACGTGCCTGGCTGGGAATATGTTTCCATCAAGTCGGGTGAATGGCAAGGGTTTATTGGTGTCAACGAGATGCTTGCATTCAAGCTGCCTATGTCTCTCTATTCACGATTCATGCAAGAAGCTCACCATGACGCTCCTGCACGTGAGGATGAGAAGCTTACAGCCATCTTGGACGGCATTAAAGAAGCTGCAGCAGCTGCAGGCGGACGTGTGATTGAAGGTGATGGTATTCAGGCATTGCGCGAAAACCCTGGTCGAGCTAAATTTGAAGAGCTTTGACCAATCCACCAATTCTCTTTTGAGGAAAAGCAAACATGTCTACTACTAGCACACCGTTTGGCTTCCAGCCCGTTTACCACGCAAGTGGTTTCGTGCGCCCGGCAGCCTTCACGCTGGCGGACAACGCTGCAGTTACCTTGTTGCAATACCAACCTGTGGCGATTAACACGTCCACTGGTGTTGTAACTCCGGCAACTGTTGGCGATGCCTTCGTCGGTACTTTCATGGGTGTTGAATTCACCGATGGCGATGGTCGCCGTCGTGTTTCCAACAAGTTCCTTGCGAACACCCCTGCAACTGAGGTGACCGCGTACATCACGCGCGACCCTGCTATCGTTTATCAGATCCAAGCCAATGGCTCTGTAAACATTAGCAACATTGGCAACCAATACAACTTTGGTTCAATCACTGCCGGTTCTACCGTCATTGGTTTGAGCACATGCGTGTTGGACACAGCCTCTGTTGTTGCTTCAGGCAGCACTGCCCAAATGCGCGTGATCGGAATTACCCCCGGTCCCGATAATGCATGGGGTGATGCTTATACGATTGTCCAAGTTCAGATCTCTGAGCATCAGGACGTTGCCACCATCAACGCTTACTAAGGAGCTAAAAAATGGCTGTCCCAATGCGCAGTACGGACTTTCGGTCCATTGTCGAACCCATTTTGAACGAAGAGTTCGATGGCTTATATAACCAGCGCGCTGATGAGTGGAAACAAGTTTTCACTGAGCGTAACGGTATCCCACGTAACTACCACGAAGAGCCCGTCTTGTACGGTTTCGGAGCGGCTCCTGAGTTGCCTGACGGCATGCCAGTGACCTACCAATCTGGTGGCGTCCTGTTCAATGCACGTTACGTCTACAAGGTCTACGGTCTGGCTTTTGCCTTGACCAAGGTCCTCGTGGAAGACGGCGACCACATCTCTATCGGTCAGACTTACGCCAAACACTTGGCACAGTCCCTGATTGAGACGAAAGAAACTTTGTGTGCCAACATCCTGAACCGCGCCTTCAACAGCGCGTATGCAGGCGGTGACGGCGTGTCGTTGGTTAACTCAGCACACCCTATCGCCTCAGGCACATTCAGCAACGTGTTGACCACAGCGGCTAACTTGTCGCAAACATCTCTTGAGCAGATGCTCATTCAGATCCGCAACGCCATTGACAACAATGGTAAGCGTATCCGTTTGACTCCTACCAAGTTGGTGTTGAGCCCAAGCAACGTGTTCCAAGGTGAAGTGCTGTTGAAGTCCGTCCTGCGCGCAGGTACTGGCAACAACGACATCAACCCAATCAACTCGATGGGCATGATCGACGGCGGCCAAGCTAACTTGTCACGTTTGACTTCAACTACCGCTTGGTGGGTGCAGACAGACGCTAAGGTCGGCTTGCAGTTGATGATGCGTCGTAAGCTTGAGAAGAGCATGGAAGGTGATTTCGAAACCGACTCTATGCGCTACAAAGCAACCGAGCGTTACATCCCAGGTTGGACTGACCCACGTACCATCTACGGTACAGCAGGTCTGTAAACAAGAAGGGGGCGAAAGTCCCCTTCTTTTCATTTTTTAATTTGTCAAGCTTTTCAAGGAGAAGACACCATGCCTCAGTATTCAGACGACCTCTTTTTAGGTTCCTCACAAACATTCATGGGCACTGGCTTGCGCAACGCCAGTTCCACTTTCACTGGTAGCATCTCTACCACCACCCTCACCGTGACAGCTATGTTGTCAGGTGACCCTTTGATCATTGGCCAATACGTCGATGGTTCAGGCGTAACCAACGGCACCTACATCACCGCTTTTGTTAGCGGAAACGGCGGCACAGGTACCTACACCGTCAACACTTCCCAGTCGGCCAGCAGCACCACCATGTTTGCCAACGGCAACGCCCTGCTCGGTGATCCTGCTCCAATGGACCGCGGTGTTGGCCCCTTGGGTCGCATCTACGTTTGGGACACTATTCCTCAAGCCCTGGTTGCAAACAACATTGCCGCTTCACAAACTCCAGCAGCTGCCGGTTCTTTGACCTTGACTGCCGGTACTTCAGTGAAGTCTACCACCAATGCAGCGGCTATCTCCGTGCTTCAACTTGACGTGCCTCGTGCAGTTAAAGTGACAACTTCTACTGCCGCTGTTGCTACCTTGTCTACCGTTGTGATTGCAGGTACAGGTGGTCAAATTACTTTTGCTTCGCAAGCAGGTTTGGTTACTGGTCAACGTTTGACTATCTCTGGTACTTTGGGTGGCACAGGCACAATCACTGGCTACACAGACCCAACAACCTACATCTTGACCGCTGTGACAGCTACATCAGCTACCCTGACCACTACGGCAGGTGCAGCAGTTGTGACAACCGCTGGTACACCAACAGGCCTGACTTACACCTTGGGCGTGGCTCCCGCCACCATCACCGTGTCAGGCTACGACTACTACGGCCAAGCCATGAGCGAAGCAATTACGTCTAGCGCAGCGGTTAGCACAGCTGTGAATGGCAAGAAAGCTTTCTACCAGATCAGCGGCATCACAACATCTGGCGCAACAGGAACAGCCATAACTGTTGGAACTACTGACATCCTTGGCATCCCAGTGCGGGTGACCAACGCAGCGTACATCGCCAGCGTGAAGACTAACAGCACACTTGCACAAGATACCGGCACGTTTGTTGCCGCTGCCACAGCTACTGCTACCACTACCACAGGCGACGTTCGTGGAACCTACGTTCCAGGCACTGCGTCTGACGGTATCAATCGCACTGTGATGGGCATCTTGTTGCCTGCAATCGCTGTTGGACCTAACTCAACCCGCGTTGGCGCTCTTGGCGTAACTCAGGCCTAATTAACCAGGGGGCTTCGGCCCCCATCCTTAATGGGAGATTGATATGGCTGATGCAGTCACAAGCCAAACGCTTATTGATGGTGAGCGTTTGGTCATCATGAAATTCACCAACATCAGTGACGGCACGGGCGAGTCTGCTGTATTAAAGGTAGATGTTTCTGCACTAGCAGCAAGCGCAACAGGAGCGGTCTGCGATAGGGTTACGGTTACCAAAATTTACATTTCTACTCATGGCATGGAAGTCAGAATGCTTTGGGACGCCACAACAGATGTGCCGTTTTTTCTATCAGCGCCCAATGCTACCCAAACGCTTGACATGAGCGCTTTTGGTGGTATTACTAACAACGGCGGTGCTGGAGTTACTGGCGACATTATGTTTAGCACGGCTGATGCTTCTTCTGGTGACACCTACTGGTGTATCTTGGAGATGGTCAAGGGTTACGCATAATGGCAAACCTAAAGATCACGGACTTACCTGCAGGCACCACGCTTGTTGGCACAGAGCAGTTTGAGTCGGTCCAGTCCGCCTCTTCTGTCAAGCTGACTGCTGACCAGATCAAGGCCTTTGCCAATTCCGTTCCAACCTTGCTGGTTGAGACGGCCAACACCAACACACCGGCCACTGCTGCAACTTTAAGTCATCAGACTTCAGGTACTGCCGCAGTCGGCATTGGAACCCGTCTTGCTTTCCAGTGCGAGACATCGGCTAGTAACACAGAGATTGGCGCTTTGCTTTCGGCAGTAAGCACAAATGTAGGCTCCGGCACAGAAGCTTTCAACTTGCAAGTCTTGTTGATGGCAGCAGGTGCAGCAGCAACAGCGGTTGCTACATTCAACAGCAACGGCAATTTTGGCGTCACCGGCAACACCATCAACCTCCCCAACACTAGGACCCCTGCTTCGGCATCAGCTCCTGGTACAACAGGAGACATTTGCTGGGACACCAGTTACATCTACGTGTGCGTGGCGACTGACACGTGGAAACGTGTGGCGATTGCAACATGGTAAACGATCACAAGTTTGGTAAAGGCGGAGGCACTTTGTTTGTAGCAAAGGGCGGAGCCGTCTGGGCGCGCAAAGAGGGACAAAATCCCAAAGGCGGCTTAAACCAAAAAGGTCGTGATGCCTACAACAGCAAGACAGGCGGCAATTTAAAGCCACCGGTCTCTGCCAAGCAAGCTGCAAAGAGCCCCAAGGCTGCAGGACGTCGTGACAGTTTTTGTGCGCGAATGTCAGGCATGCCTGGTCCAATGAAAGACGACAAAGGCCGACCAACCAGGAAAGCCCTTGCCCTTAACAAGTGGGACTGCTGATATGATAGGAAAGAAAATGGCCTTCGCAAAAGGGGGCAAAGTAAAAGCACCTTGGGATAAGCCAAGGCCAAAAGACCTGCCAAAGCCTAAAAAGCTGTCGTCTTCTGCCAAGTCAAGTGCTAAGGCAGCCGCCGCAGCAGCCGGACGCCCCTATCCCAACCTTGTAGATAACATGCGGGCAGCCGCAAAAAGGAAATAACATGGGAAAAAATATCAAATATGGGGAATTTACGTTCCCTGCGTCGCCTGTCCGTCCAACTGGTCGTGCAGTATCCACTGCAAAGTCAACAAAAGGCATCCCTAAGGCCATGTATGACGCTCCGCATGCCATGAAAGATGGCGGATATGCTAAAGGTGGTCCAAAAGTCAAGCCAAAACGTGAACCAGAAGCCATGGTCCGCAAGGAAGTGGCTCTTTTGCGTAAGTCTGGCGCCCCAAAGGCCCTGATAAGCCACGAAGTGCGCGAAATGTCCGGTGAGATGGACACTCCGGCCACAAAAAAGGCTGAAGTGGGCATGATGCGCAAGGCAAAAGCGCCTCTGACCATGCTCAAGCATGAGATGGAAGAGCCTACAGGCATGAAAAAGGGCGGAATGGCTGGCTGCTATGCTGAAGGCGGTCAATATGCTGCAGGTACTCGCTCCAAGATGGATGCCGAAGGCAAGGCCGGGAACAAATTGGCCAAAAAGTTTGGTACCGAGAGCCAAAAATACGCAAAAGGCGGGGCTGTTGAAGCAAAGCTTGAAAAGCACGCCAATATGCCTGCTGGCAAGGCCCACGGTCCAGGAGCCGGAAACAAGCTTGCCAAGGGTGGCGTGCCAACGTTCTCAAAAGTTCCAAAATTTGGCAAGATGAAGTAAAATAAAGGCAATCCCCCTGGGTCTGCCATTGACGGCATGCCGCAACTCAACAAATAGGAGCAGATCCGGTGGCAGTTTCAGGCACAGTCAGCATGACGGTTTTCAATACGCGTAAGGTCATTGACCACGCGTATCGTCGCTGCCGTATTCCTCCTGAAGGCATCTCATCGGAGCAAATTGATTTTGCTCTTGACACGCTCTATCTTGTGCTCAGCATGTTGGCCAATCGTGGCCTTCAGCTGTGGTGCATTGAGCGATACTTGATGCCTCTCTATCAGGCTCAAGGCTTGATCACCATGCCTAATGGCATCGTTGACATTCTCAACACTAACTTGCGCACCATTGAGGTTGTGAATGAGAACACGACAGACACAACCACCTCAACTACTTACACAACGATTTTTCCAACGGAAACGCAAGTTACGGTTGTTGGCATTGAGTGGTCAGGAGCATCGACTGCCTATGCGCTAGAGACCTCAACAAACGGTACCACCTGGACCACCGTATCAACCCAGAGCAATCCAAATACGGTTGCCAATGAGGTTACATGGGTTGACATTCAAGGGTCCCTAGCGACCACCTATTTCAGGGTAAGAGCCACAACAGGCGTACTTAATCAAACACAGGTGATCATGGCCAACACGCCAAACGAGATCCCTATGGCGCGTCTGAACCGCGACGATTACGTCAATTTGCCAAACAAGACGTTTGAAGGTCGTCCATTGCAATTCTGGTGCGATCGCCAACTCAACAACCCAGTGCTCTACTTGTGGCCTGTACCATCAGCGCAGTTTGTCACGGCCCAAGTGGTTGTATGGGTCAAGCGGTACATCATGGACGTCGGCACAATGACGCAAGAGATTGAGGTGCCACAACGCTGGTATGACTCAATTGTCTACGTCTTGGCGGCACGCTTGGCTGAAGAGACTCCGACGGTGGACCCCCAGATGATTGCCATCTTAGACCAGAAAGCGCAACGCTCCCTGCTTGAGGCAGAGAACGAAGAACGCGATGACTCGCCAATCTACTTGACTCCTAACATTGCGGTGTACACACGATGAGTGTCTGGCTAGATACCCGCGGACGCAGCACATTGGGCATTGGCCTGTGCGCCCGTTGCAGCCGCAAGATGAGCCTTGACCAGTTGTTTTCAGATCCAAATTCTCCCGGGTTGAGAGTCTGCAAAGAAGACTTAGACGAGCTTGATCCCTATCGCTTGCCTCCTCGTCAGCCCGACAACATTACCTTGCCATTTGTGAGGCCTGATTTGCCACTTACCACTAACCCAGCGGGCATTGTGACTGAGGACGACAACAGCTTCATTATCGGCACAAATGACGAGTACATGATACCATGACAGTACCATCAAACCTTGTACCAACGTCGATTACGCAGCTTCCAGTTGCGCCAAACCCGACTTCGTCGGCGACAATGATCTGCGTGATTCAGGGGATCACTTACCAGGTTCCGTTCATTGACTTGCAGTCAACTGTTTCGGTCCCTGCTTCTCGCCTGATCAGCACAGGCGGCGGCCTACAAGGCGGCGGCGATCTTTCCCAAGACCGTACCTTGAGCATTGCAGACGGCGGCGTAACTAATGCCAAGCTAGCAGATAACGGGGTCGTTGCTGGTACGTATGGCTCTGGCTCGCTTATTCCCGTAATCACAATAGATGCTAAGGGCCTTGTCACAAATGTCTCTACGACAGCCCTAGTCATCTCTGGGTATGTTCCTGATACCAGGCAGATCATTGCAGGCAGCGGTTTGACTGGTGGCGGTAACTTGCAGGCTGATCGGACGCTTGCTGTTAACTTTTCGACAGCTTCGCCATTAGCCCTTGGGACAGCTTCGGAAGGATCTGCTGCAGCATCTTCTCGTGGAGATCACGTTCACCCCGCGCTAAACTTTGCAAACCTGACTGAATATACTGGCTTGCTGCCATTGACACGCGGCGGAACCGGTATGCAAGTCAATAGCTTGACTGCCGGAGCCATCTGGTATAACGATGGCAGCAATGGTTTCTTGCAGACTGTCCAGGGATCAAGTGGCCAAGTCTTGGTCTCGGGAGGCGCCTCTGCTCCAACTTGGGGCTCTGCCCTGGTTGTGTCTGCCCAGCCAGCCAATTACGTATATGCCGGCCCAACGTCTGGTGCTGCGGCTACAACGTCCTTCCGTTTGCTCGTAAATGACGACATTCCAAGCTTGCTGACAGGCAAGTCGATGAGCGGGGCAACAAACACTTTTAGCAGCATCCCCAACGCTGCTCTGACCAATTCGTCAGTCACGTTTAACGGTACGACAGTCGCCTTGGGCGGATCAGGCACCATCACGGCAACGGCAACGGCTGCCTTGACAATTGGAACCGGCTTGTCTGGCACAAGCTACAACGGCTCAACTGCCGTGACGATTGCAATTGACGCAACTGTTGCAACCCTGACGGGTTCTCAGACCCTGACTAACAAGACAATCAGCGGCAGCAATAACACGCTTAGCAACATTGCAAATGCCTCGTTGACAAATAGCTCGGTCACGGTGGGCACTACGGCAATTGCTCTTGGGGGCTCTTCATTGACCCTCGGCGGTTTGACTTCAGTGGCCGTGACGCAAGACCCAACGTCTGCCTTGCAATTGGCAACCAAGCAGTATGTAGACGCGGTGGCTGAAGGTCTTCACATTCACGCCTCTTGTGCTGCAGCTACAACAGGGACGCTTGCCTCAATCACTGGTGGCACGGTTACATACAGCAATGGTACGGATGGAGTCGGAGCCACCCTTACCTTGTCTGTTGCCTTGACTGTTTTGGATGGCTATACGTTGCTCAATGGCGACCGTGTAGTAGTAAAGAACGAAGTTGCTACGGCTAACAACGGCATCTACACCTGGGCAACTGGCGGCACGGTCTTAACCAGGGCAACAGACTTTGACACGGCTGCCGAGATGGCAAGCGGTGACTTTACGTTTGTGTCCAACGGTACTTTGTACGGAAATACGGGATGGGTTCAGACTAGCCCGGTCACGGTTGTTGGTGCAAGCCCGGTCACTTGGATTCAGTTCTCAGGAGCAGGTACTTACACTGCTGGCACGGGCCTGACCCTGACCGGTACGTCGTTTAGCCTGACAGAGCCTGTCACGGCAATTTTAGGTGGCACTGGACAGACGTCCTATGCCGTTGGCGACTTGCTCTACGCCTCAACCACAACAGCCCTGAGTAAGTTGGCTGATGTTGCAACTGGTAACGCCTTGATCTCTGGAGGCGTGTCTACTGCTCCTGCATGGGGCAAGATTGGATTGACGACTCACGTGAGCGGGACGTTACCAATTGCAAATGGTGGTACAAATGCCACAACAACTCCAACGTCTGGAGCAGTGTCTTATGGCACTGGAACAGCTTATGGCTTTAGCGCTGCCGGTACATCTGGCGACTTTTTGATCTCAGGTGGTACCGGTTCACCTACCTGGACTAGTACAATCTCTGGAGGAACTTACGCATGACAACAATTCTGACTAAGAAAAAGGACACGGCAGGGGCTCCGGTCGCCGGCGACCTGACCAATTCTGCTGGAGGCGCTGAGCTTGCTGTCAACACGGCAACCAAGCGTCTTTATACCAAGGACAGTAGCGGCAACGTCGTTGAGATTGGTACCAATCCAAGCTCGCTTGATGTCCCCGTAGTCATCTCAGGCACGACCACTTCAGCAGCCTTACGTATCACACAGCTTGGTACTGGCAATGCTTTGTTGGTTGAGGATTCAAGTAATCCTGATTCAACACCGTTTGTGATTGACGCAAGTGGTAATGTTTTAGTGGGCTTAACCACTGCCAGAAGTTCTTTTACTGGAGGAACTGTAACCCCAAACGTTCAAATAGAACAGGTCAATGGCGGAAGACTTTCTATTACTAGGGACTCGGCAACTGGTGGCGCAGATTTGTTCTTGGCAAGAACAAGGGGTGCGGCGCTTGGTGACGTAACAGTTGTTCAAAGCGGCGACAGAATGGGCGGCATTTATTTTGCAGGCGCTGATGGAACAAATCTTATAACAGGCGCATCTATAGATGGGTGGGTAGACGGCACTCCCGGTACAAACGATATGCCCGGACGTTTGGTGTTCAGCACCACTGCTGACGGAGCAAGTACTCCTACTGAACGCATGCGTATCGACTCCAGCGGTAATGTGGGTATTGGCTCTACTAGTCCTGTCACCAAATTGGAAATTTCTGGCACTACAAACCAGACATGGAGCGTGACCGCTTCTATTTCTGGAACAACTTTAGATGTGACGATAGTTTCAAGCGGAACAATTGCCGTTGGCGATTTAATATTTGGCTTGAACGTACAGCCCGGCACTCGCATCACTGCGCTTGGTACTGGCGCTGGCGGTATAGGCACATATACGGTAAGCGTTTCACAAACTGTTGCGTCAGGCACTGTTGCGGGAACGACATCTTATGCAAGCAACATCATTCGTATCACCAACACTGATACATCTATTACTATCAACGACCAGCCAGAAGGTATTTTGCAGTTTTTTGGCTCGGATGCAACAACGCCTACTGCTGGCGTGTCTTCATATATTGCCTCAGTTGCAGAGTCAAGCAGTCCTGATAGCGCACTTGTGCTTGGTACTCGTAACAACACAGGCGGTGGGGTAGATGCTAACGAGCGGATGCGTATTAACTCCGCTGGTAATGTGGGTATTGGCACAAATGCTCCCACCAGAAGACTTTCTGTTTATGGAGAGAATGCAACTGCGCTTCTTGCGGACAGCGGAACAGACAACACAGTTGCAACTTTTAACAGTGCAAACGCACAAGCCAACTTAGACATTACAGGAAGTGGTGCTAGATTTAGGATTGGCGCATCGGGAAGCGGTGAGTTCTTCTTATCAACTGGGACAACAAGCACATACACAGAACGTATGCGTATCGACTCCTCTGGTAATGTGGGGATTGGTACGAGTTCACCTACGGCTGGGGTTAGCTTTAATACAAATACTCGTATTTTGGGGATTGCTGGTAGCGCAGGAGCATCAGCATTATCTTACGGAGCAATAGCACTTCAAAACAACAGAGCAACTGCAACAGTAAGCGATACGATTGGCTCATTAGGATTTTTGTCTGCAAACGACACTGCTCCGCTAAAAGCTGAAATTTCTTCGGTACTTAAAGGTTCTGGAGGTGTAACTGGTGGCTTTGGCGCTGATTTAGTTTTTTCCACCCGTACGGACAATAGCGCATCTGTTACTGAACGTATGCGTATCGACTCCAGCGGCAACTTACTGTTAGGGACTACTGCTACAAGAACTTTTGCTGGGGTTACGGCTGCATTGCAAGTTGAAAGCACGACAGTAAATGGTGGCTCTCAATTTCTAACAGTCAACAACGCAACAGCGGGGAACGGCCCTCTTTTTTCATTCAACCGATCTCGTGGAACTGCACTTGGCGCTGTTACTGCGGTGGCGCAAGGCGACACGTTGGGTCGTGTATTCTTTGCAGGTGCTGATGGAACTGCGTTGATTGGCGCTGCATCAATTTCTGCTCAAGTAGACGCTACTCCCGGCACAAATGATATGCCCGGACGCTTGATATTCAGCACTACTGCTGACGGAGCAAGCTCGCCCACAGAACGTATGCGTATCGACTCCAGCGGTAATGTGGGGATTGGTACGAGTTCGCCATTATCCTCAAGTAAGTTAACTGTATCTGGTGCTGTTGCATCAAATGGCGGTTTATCTGCTGATCTTGTGTCCGCTATTTCTTTAGATTTTTCAGGTGGTGAAGGTCGAATAATTGCACAAGGTTCATCTGGTAATTCCGCTGCTATCACATTTAGAAATGGAAATTCAGGTAGTGGTACTACAGAACGTATGCGTATCGACACCAGCGGTAACTTGCTGGTGGGGGGTACGAGCACTTATTCATCAATTCCTGGAGTGTACTCAACTCAAAATTATGTTTTAGGGCTTTCTACTGGATATTGGAAACTAGCAATATCGTCAACAAACTTTTTCTTTGCTTATGGCGCAAGTGGCGCACCTAGTGATAGAGCAAGCATAAATTCATCTACTGGTGTTTATACGCCGCTGTCTGACAGAAACAAGAAAAAAGATTTTGAAGCTTCAAATATTGGTTTGTCGGCAGTAATGCAACTTAAACCAACATTGTTCAGAATGATTGAAGATGATGAAACAAAAGAAAAAGAATTGGGATTCATTGCTCAAGAGGTTCAATCTGTCATTCCACAGGCTTATTTTGAGCAAAATGGTTCAGATGGAACAAAATTTATTGGATTGCAAGACCGACCAATTATTGCTGTTTTGACAAAAGCAATCCAAGAACAACAAGCCCTTATCCAATCCCTTACAACCCGCATAACCGCACTGGAAACAAAATGAACATCACATACTCAATCGCACAACTTGACCGCCAAACCTTTGATGGCTTGGTAACCACTGCTCATTACACAGTTAACGCTGTTGATGGCGCACACACTGCTGGCTCTTACGGCACAGTAGGTTTTGAGCGTGGCGACACATTCATTGCTTATGACTCATTGACTGAAGTTCAAGTCATTGCTTGGGTTAAAGACAAGCTAGATGTTGAGGCTATTGAAGCAAGCCTTGCCGCACAAATTGAATCAAAGAAGAACCCTGTTACAGCAACAGGAGTGCCTTGGTGATAAAGGCAAGCCGCCAGCCTTTGATGGCGGTAATTTAAGGAGCATGAAATGGGCAACAACACAAAACCCCAACTCATCATTGACGGAGTTGAGCACGACATCGAGTCTTTGAACGACCAGCAGAAAGTGATTTTGGATCACGTTGCTGACTTGGAGCGTAAGGTAGCATCGGCCAAGTTTAACTTGGATCAGCTGCAAGTAGGACGCGATGCGTTTCTCAATATGTTAAGACAATCGTTGGCCGAACAGCCAACTGTGACACAAGCGGAGTAAGTACATGGAAGCGGTTCAAGAATTAGCCACCGAGACTGATAAGCGTTTGAGTGTCCATGAGGCAATCTGCGCCCAACGGTACGAGGTCATTCAGACCCGCTTCGATGAGGGTTCCAAGCGCATGACCAGGGTTGAGTACCTCTTGTATGTAGTCATCTTGGTCGTGCTGCTGGGTCCTGGGGTAGCAGCAGAGTTTGTCAAGAAATTTTTGGGGCTGTAAATTGACCCGCTCAGCATTCTTTTTGCCGCCAATGCCTGTGTCTCTGCTATTAAGCAAGGATGCAAGCTGTACAAAGACGCTAAAACGTCCTTTATGGAGATCAAGAAGACTGTTGATGAGGTTGCTTCAGATGTCAAAGCAGTCAGAGGATTCTGGGCAAAGCTTTTCGGAACAGCCCCAGCCACGCCCCAGCCTGTGGCGAAAAAGAAGGAGAAGTACGTTGCCGTTGACGAAACCCAAGTCATGGCAGACATCGTTACTCAGCTTACCCAGTTTTTTAAGCTACAAGAACAGCTTGCCGACCACATAAGGGAAGAGGAAGAGAAGAGCAAAACGGTTTATAACCCAGATGCCAACCTGATGGAAGCTGCCCTGAAGCGGGTAATGGCTCAAGACCAGATGGCGGCGTTGGAGGTGGAGATAAGAGAGGCGATGGTGTACGGCGCGCCTAAAGAGATGGGCGCGTTGTACAGCAAAGTGTTTGATATGCGGGATGTCATCAAGGTAGAGCAAGACAAAGCAAGGAAGAAACGGGATGATGAATCATGGCAACGCAAGGAAGAGGAGCGGCTCCTAAGAGAAAGGCAGGCGTATCTGCTGGCGACTATCCTATTCCTCCTATATATGTGGTTGCTCCTCGGCCTCTTGTACAAGACTGGGAGATAGTTGTGGGGTGGATTGCAGCGTGTATTCTTGTGGTGCTGATGTTGCCCTTGCTTGGGATGCTGTACATGGATGTGCTGCAAACCAAAAAGGAAGCTCAAGCACAGATTGAGAAGATGGAAAAAGTACGTAGAAAAATTGAAAAGGAAGAACGAAATGATTCCAATAGTAGCGTCCCTCCTCGGTAGCCTAGCCGAAAACGGCCTTGGGCTGCTCTCCAGTGCCATCCAAGCCAAAGGCAAGGAAGTGGTAGAGAGCACGCTTGGCGTAAAGATCCCTGACAATCCAACTCCAGAGGATGTCAGCAAGCTGCGACAACTTCAGTTTGAGCACGAAGAACGCTTGCTTGAACTTGGAATTGAGAAGGCCAAGATGGAGCTGGCCGAACTGCAATTGTTTGCAGATGCCGCCAAGAACGAAGACAACAACGTCACAGATCGTTGGCAGTCAGATATGAACAGTGATTCTTGGCTGTCCAAGAACATCCGACCCATGAGCCTGATTGCCATCTTCTTTGGTTATTTCCTATTTGCCATGATGAGTGCCTTCGGCTTAAACGCCAACGAATCCTACGTCCAGTTGCTCGGGCAGTGGGGGATGCTCATCATGGGCGCATACTTTGGCGGTAGAACCATTGAGAAACTAGCTGAAATGAAAGGCAGAAAATGAAAGCCAAGCTAACCTTTTTTGTGACCTTGATGGTCAGCTTTACTCTATGCGTTGTCATTATTGGCATGGTAGCCGTGCTAATGGCTGGTTTGTTCGACCCGATTGTTGACAACTCTGAAATCTTTAAACTCATATCACCAGCGTTTCAAACCATTGTTGGTGGTTTTATTGGCTTACTGGCTGGCGTGAAACTGTCTCACGGTGAAAAAGATGCGGAGGAAAAATGAGTCTCAATACTGAACAAGCCGCATTTTTGCTGGACATGTGTAAGCTAATCCAGTACGCTACAGACCAAGGATTCGTGGTTACCGGCGGGGAACTTGCCCGTACTCCCGAACAGCAAGCCATTTATTTTAAGACGGGGCGTTCCAAGACAATGAATTCCATCCATCTGAAGCGCTGCGCAATTGACCTAAACTTCTTCAAAGAAGGTAAGATCATTTGGGATAAAACAATCTTGGAGCCATTGGGTGCCTATTGGGAAAGTCTACACCCTAAGAATCGTTGGGGCGGCAATTTCAAGAGCCTGGTGGATTGTCCGCACTTTGAGAGGAACGTCTAATGCCACAAGCAATGACCTTTACGTCGCTGCAGAACGACGTCCGCAGCTACCTTGAACGCGGAGCCTCGTCAGTCACTGACCCATTGGTCTTTGCGCAAATCCCAAGCCTGATCAACTTTGCTGAGCGACGCATCAGTCGAGACCTTAAGATTCAAGGCTTCCAGGTGGCGGTAGTCACAAACTTGCAGGCAGGTGTTGCGGTCCTTGCCAAGCCAGACCGCTGGCGCGATACCATCTCGATGAACATTGGAACGGGGACTGGCAATAATACCAGGCAGCAACTTTTTACGCGCGGCTATGAGTATGTCAGAAGCTACTGGCCCGATGAGACGCAAGTTGACGAGCCCGTCTTCTATGCCGACTACAACTACACAAATTGGATTATTGCCCCCACACCGGATGCGGCTTACCCAATCGAGATCCTGTACTACGAATTGCCCGTCTTGTTGGACGAGAACACTCAGACCAACTGGCTTACCCAGTACGCTCCCAACTTGCTGCTTTACGCTACCTTGTTGGAAGCTACTCCATTCCTGAAGAACGACGAACGCATCCCAGTCTGGCAAAGCATGTACGCATCAGCAGCACAAGCGCTGCAAGGTGAGGACATGAGCAAGGTCCTTGACCGCGGTGCAGTAAGAAACGAGGCCTAATATGACCGTCTACACCAACATCTTCGGTGGAAGCAACATCTCTCCAGCAGAGATCAGCTACGCCGCAGTCAGCTTAACTGCTAACACCACCTACGACTGGGCCCTGGAGACTGCGCCATCTACTGATCTGATTGCCGGTATCATGGATGTCACGGCCACCTCAGGTCCTTGGAGCCTGACCTTGCCAAGCGCCCTGGAAGCTTCTACTGGCCAGACTATCCTGTTCAACAACGTTGGGTCAAATTCCTTCATCATCAGGAACAACAGTGGCACGCAAATTGCAGCTCCCACTGCCGGCCAAGTCTGGCAGATTTACCTGACCGACAACACCACGGCCGGTGGTACTTGGCTTGCATTCCAGTATGGCGCGGCAGTATCAACGGCAAATGCCGCTTCTTTGGCAGGAACCGGCCTGATTGCAATTGGCTCACTCTTGTCCTTGGCCATGCCTGTCACGTTTTTTGGAAGCAACTTTACAGCTGACACAGACAGTAGAGCCAGGACGTATATCTGGAATGGAGGAGCTGGAACTCTTACCATGTCTACTGCCGGCACTCTCGGCAATAACTGGTTCATTCAGCTTCGCAATGAAGGTACAGGTGCTCTTGTAGTTGATCCTCCTGGTGCTCAAACAATCAACGGATCTTCTACCCTGACCTTCCAACCAGGCGACTCTGCCATCATCTTTACAGACGGCAACAACTTCTATACACTTGGCTACGGCCAATCTCCCGTCTTTGCGTTTGACTATACGTCAATCGGCGTGGCCGGAACAGGCAACTACACCTTGTCTGGCAGCGAGCTAAACCGCATCGCCTACAACTTCACCGGCGTCTTGACTGGCAACCGCAACATTATCGTGCCGCAGACCGTTCAGCAATACTGGGTGGCCAACAATACAACGGGCCCTTACACGCTAACTGTCAAGACCTCAATTGCAGCAGGATATACGGTTAACCAAGGCTCGCGGGCCATCTTGTATTCTGACGGTACTAACGTAGTAGCCGCAGATACTGGCGGCGTGGCTGTTCCTATCAGCGTCTCTGACGGTGGTACTGGAGCCACTACGGCAGGAAACGCCTTGATTAACCTAGGTGGAACGGCAACGGGTATTGCCCTATTCACGGCCGCTTCTCAGGCAGCTGCCCAATCGGCCATCGGTCTTGATCCAATTCAAGGCGGAACATACTGATGGCAACAACCCCCGTCGTCCTGAAGTCTCTACCTGGCATCAAGCGCGATGGCACCAGGTATGAGGGTGACTACCACGTCGACGGCCAATGGGTACGTTGGCAACGCGGACTTCCTCGTAAGGTTGGTGGCTACACAGTCATCAACCGTTACTTGACAGAGATCAGCCGAGGAGTAAAAACGTTCACAGAGAATGGCTTGACATATTTCCATTCCGGCAGTGCAAGCTTCGTTGAGCGCTTTACCGTTGACGCCAGCGGCAACACAAGCCTGATCACGGACCGCACGCCAATCACTTATAACGACAACGACGATAACCTCTGGCAGTTTGACGTGATCTACGATACCCAGTCAATCCCGGCGGCCAACATGATCGTGGCTCAAGTGGCACCAAATGCAGGCTGCCTTTGCAACACTGCCGGTGGCCAGTTGTTTATTGGCTCGATGACCGGAACGGACCCCTTGACCGAGGTCACAACATTTCCTGCAGGCGTAAGCGTCACGGGCGGCGTAGTTTCCTTGCACCCCTACCTGATGTATTTTGGCAATGACGGTGTCGTTGGATGGTCAGTGGCAGGAGCCCCAACAGACTTGACTGGATCTGGTTCAGGCAATGCTCGCGTAGCTGGTCAAAAGATTGTCAAGGCTTTGGCACTTCGAGGCGGTCCAGGTAACGCTCCGGCAGGTCTCTTTTGGAGTGCGGATGCAGTCATACGCGCTTCTTTTGTAGGAGGCGCTGAGATCTTCCAGTTTGACACGATCAGCCCTTATTCCAGCATCTTGTCTGCTGGCTCAGTCATCGAGTATGACGGCATCTACTACTGGTTAGGTACCGACCGCATGCTGATGTTTAACGGCGTGATTCGAGAGATCCCTAACAACCTGAACATCAACTACTTTTATGACGGTCTAAACAGAGCCGCTGCCCAACGCGTTTGGGCATATAAGGTTCCCAGATATGGCGAGATCTGGTGGTGTTATCCACGGGGCGATGCAACTGAATGCACCCATGCCATCATCTACAACGTTCGTGAGAACACTTGGTATGACACTGAGTTGCCCAATGGAGGCAGGACAGCTGGCGAATGGTCACCTATTTACGCAGCCCCATTACTGTGCGGTCTAGAAACATCAACCTTTGTGCCAAACAACCGGGTCACAGAGGCCGGAGATCTTCGCATCACTCAAGACGAAGACCAACGGGTCACCGTTCCTGAGGAAGGCTATAAGGTCTGGCAGCACGAGCATGACGTCAACGAGATTGATGGCCAATTCATCACGGCTGTCCCTTCCTACTTTGAGACGGCTGACATGAGCATGCTGGTTCCTTCAGGCGGATCTAAGAACAAGTGGATCCGGGTTGAAGCCATTGAGCCCGACTTTGTGCAGTCTGAAAACATGACGGTTCAATTGACCGGACGCGCCAATGCCAAGGCCCTAGAAGTCCAAGGCCCTGAACGTACCATCTTTGCAGAGCCAACTACTCCTTACGAACAAGTGGTCTGGTTCAAAGAAGAACGCCGCGAACTGCGGTTTAAGTTTACCTCAAACACCATCAACGGCGACTACCAAATGGGCCAAGTTATTGCCCACGTAGGCGAGGCTGACGGCTCTATGCTCGGCGGTGTCGTAGGGGGTTCCACGTGATCACGCAACCTGCTATAATGGGCTTGCGCGATTGGGCGGATTGCATCGTTATGGATCTGTCAACCTATGGAGCACTCTCGAGACTAGACGACGAGGAAAAGTGGAAAGAATGGGCCCTACAGTTCTGCGTAATTTCAGGACTTAGCCAGAAAAACGTTCCTGACCCATTTGACTTTATTGACTGGCGTGAGTGGGCACAACGTTTTGTTGGAGTGGTAGACTGATGACAGATCAAGAATTTATACAGCTACTGAACGACGTAGCTAAGAAAGCTAGGCCATTCAGCAATAGTGGGGTCAAAGAGATTGACTCCATGGAGATGATTCTAAAGGATACCGGGCTTGACAGCCTTGACATGCTGATGTGCATAGTCTACCTCTGCGAGATCTACGACGTCGAGGACGAGAAGAGCAAAGAGATGCTTGGCGAGACACCGCAAGATCTTTTAAACTTCCTGAATGAATGGGGGCGTAGAAAGCCGGCTAACTACGAAGAAGCCAAGGGTTGGCTCGTATGAGAATCTTCCTAACTGAAAGCAGAATAGCCTGCACGGAAGATACGACGCTCATTTCAGACCATACCTTCCCCCAAAAAGTACATCTGTTTCCTGAGACTTATAACCGGGTCAAGACCGGATTGATCAATCCAGCCCACAAAGTAGCTGAAAAGGTCTTAGATCCTGACCTGTTAAACCTGCTCAGAGATACCCAACCTGGCAAGACGGCCTTCATATTGGCCTCAGGAAACAGCAACTTTGCCAACGAAGGTGCCAAGCTTAGTCGTGAGACTGACTGGACCTACAACTACAAGATCCTGCCTCTGTCATTGACCCAGATCTATGCTGGACGTGTTGCCGCGCAGTGCGGAGAGATAGATCACACAGCCACTGATGCCACGGCCTGTACCTCTAGCCTCAAGGCCCTGATGGACGTGCAGACCCTGATCAAGTTTTACGGCTTTGACCGGGTCATTGTCCTGGCAGTTGAAGACCAGGTCAACAACATGACTCTTCAGTTCTTTGGAGAAGCTAAGGCAACCCTGACCGAAAGCATGGCCGAGACTCACCAGGTGGTCCCCAGTGCATTCGATTCAACCAACTTTGGGTTCTACATAGGCCAGGGCGCCGCGTTTGCCGTATTTGAGTCAGAAGAAGCCTTGACGCGTTCAGGGCTTACGCCAAGGGCTGAGCTTTTGTCGTCTTGGACAGCCACGGAAGTGGCAACAAATGCCATCGGGCAACGTGAAGATGGACAGGGATTTAGACGAGCAATCGAGGGGGCCCTTGAACTTTGTCAAATTTCCCCAGAACAAATTAAAATCGTGAAAACTCATGGCACTGGGACTAAGTCCAACAACGCGGCCGAAAAAGCTGCGCTTGAAAAGTGCCTGAGCGGTTTTGTAGCAACATCGTACAAGCAGCGAATCGGCCATACGATGGGAGCGAGCGGACTGTTAGAGACCCTCTTGCTGTTCAATGATTTAGAAAAGGGAACTGTCCCTGGGATCTTGAATCGAAGTGAGGAGGATCATGTGTTCCTCTCAGAAGAGATTAAAGCTCCTGAAGGGATAGTGTTAAGCTTGAGTGCTGGCATGGGCAACGTGTTCAGTGCTGCGCTTTTCAACATGAGGATCTAATTATGCCACTCGTAGACAGCCGACAACAAATGCTAGAACTTGGCGAGCTACTTAAGGTAGCGGCTGAGAACACACAATCAGAATATCCGATGGAATTCGTGTATGCTGCCTTCGTCAAAGAAGTGCAGATGCCTGATAGCAAGTTCTATCGATATGGCAACACGGTCTACGTCGTGCATGGATCGCCAAAGAATCCTAGCAAGGGCACATTTAGAGCACTAAATGCAGACACAGCTCCTAATTTTATGGCTTCTGGATTTGCCTTTGTAGTTGACGCCTACAAAAACGGCTTTGACACCTTAGTCACCCAGTTCAGAGATCAAAGTTTATTGAACATCTTTAGAAACGTAGCTAAAAATCCTCCTAACCCTGGTATGGGCTACAACGTGCAAATGCTTGCCAACGGCGAATACCAAGTTGCTTTGCAACTCGGACAGAAAAGACAAGGAGCACAATAATGGGTGCAGTAGCAAGTTTTGTTGAAGACGTTGTCGGCGGCGTTGTTGAAGCCGTTGGTGACGTTGTTGAAAGCGTTGGGGACGTAGTCTCTGACGTTGGCGAGGCGATTGACACGTATGTCATTCAACCTATCATGGAAGATCCGCTTACGGCGATTGCGACGGTGGCTGCCGCAGCTTATCTAGGGCCGGCAGCCGCTTCTTATTTTGGAACGTCGGCCGCTGTTGGCACAGGTATAGCGGCAGGTCTAGGCAATACAGCAGCAGGTCTTGTTCAAGGTGAAGACTTTGACGAAGCCATCAAAGGTGGCGCAATGGCTGGCTTGACGGCCGGTGTCACTCAAGCGGCCTTTGGTCCTAGTGCAGCCGGTGAAGGTCCCATGGGCCCACCTGCTCCTGCAGGCTTAGGTGAAAACTTCGTTGGTCCTCCAATGGAGAGTGGTTCTTATTTCACAGAGCCCTTGGCTACGTCAACTCCTGTTATTCCTCAGTCGACTATGTCACCGACTGAACTTCCTCCTCTAGAATCAGCTGCGCCGGCACCAGCGCCTAGTCCACTGCAAACAGCGCAGCCTGCTCCAGTGGCAATGCCTGATGTTGCACCTCCTATATCGCCCTTGTCAGTAGACTATTCGGTGCCCAAGATTGACTTGACGTCAGGTCTCAAGCCAAATACTATGGGGCTTGACGGCGGCGCGTTTACGCCTGCAAATTCTTTCGACATCTACGGCGAACCTAGCTACGACTTGTTTGGTGCCCCTGGCGGAACATCAGGACCTGGAATGCAGATTCCAGATTCACCTTACCTAAGCAGAATGGGTGGGGGTCAAGGACTGACGGCTAATGTTTCGGGCATGGATCAGTTTACCTACGGACCTGGTTCAGGTACTGATTACATGGGTTCTCCATGGGAAGGCACTGCTGACACATGGGGAAGAAACCCAGATGGTAGTTTTAGGGCTGGCGATCAGTATGGAACTGCAGAACCAGGAGGTACTTTAAGCTCAAAAGGCTTTACTCCTGATCAACCCACTATCCCCTACGGCAGCGAAAACATCGGTGAGATGAGTACTTGGGACAAGTTTACGAGCGGTGACCTTATGGGAACCGCCAAAGACCTTGGCACAGATGCTTGGGACTATGCTAAGAATAATAAATTGACGACTGCGGCGGGCCTCCTGGCTGCAGACCAGTTATTAAACCCTACTAAGCCTCCAGAGCCGCCAAGACCATCCGGCGGCAACACTCGTGACAAGTCCTTTGACAAGGGTCTTGACTTGTACGCCTACCTGCGAGACCGCCAACAATACCAAGGCGACTTGACAAGGTATGGTCAAGCTGGTCAAGGTGGTGAGCAAAACTTCTTTGCAAACGAACGCTTTGTGCCAATTCCTATTGGCGCCAAGATGGGCGGCTTGATCCAGATGAAGCACTTTGCGCAAGGCGGTCAGATGCAAGGAGCTGGTCAGATGGATCCTCGTCGCGCCCAGATGATGGCGGCAATGGCTCAACAGCGCCCTGCTGGCATGGGAGGTCCTCAGACTGGACGACCAATGCCTCCTCAAGGCGGACGTCCTCAGATGATGCCCCCTCAGGGTGGTCCTCAAGGTGGTCTCCAACAAGGCATGCAGCCACAACAAGGACAACGTCCTCCAATGCCCCAGCGTCCTCGTGACCCTAAGATGGCCTATTACCAATATGGCAATCCTCCACCACAAGCGAAAGCTATGGGGGGTCTCAGCCAGGTGCACAGCATGAAGATTGGCGGCGGTGCAGACGGTCGTTCAGACGATGTCAACGCTGTCTTGTCAGATGGTGAATACGTGATGGATGCCGAGACCGTGGCAATGCTTGGAAATGGATCGTCTAAGGCAGGGGCCGCCCAGCTTGACCAGATGAGGGCTAACTTGCGCAAGCAAAAAGGACAAGCCCTGTCACGCGGCAAGATCAGCCCAAATGCTAAGAGCCCACTGTCATACTTGAAGGGAGCCTAATATGGCGTTCACAGACTTCCTGTTTCAAGGCGCTCCTCCGCCGTCGGTCACGACCTATGGCGAGACCACGACAAGCGTTCCTGCCTGGTACAGCGACTATACGCAGGGCTTAATCAGCAGGGCAAACGCCATCGCTGCCGAGCCTTATCAGGCGTATGGACAACAGAGAATTGCAAACCTGGATCCTGCACAAGAAGCTGCTTACAACAAGGCCTACGGCCTTGAGAGCCAGTATTCTCCTCTTATGGGTCAGGCGCAGCAAAACATTGCGGGATCATCTGGTAGTGCGGCAAGTGCTGCACAGCCGTACATCAACACGGCCCTGAGCTACAACCCGTACACGACTGCTCAGCCAATGCTTGGTGAGGCAGGAAACCTCTTGCGCCAGCAAGTTGGCGACACTAGCGCCCTGGCCCAACCGTACTTTCAACAGGCTGGTCAGCTGACTAACCAAGGAACTCAATCGGCTGCTGGTCTGGCCACTCCCTATTTCCAGCAAGCTTCTAACTTGTCGCAGCAAGGGGCTCAAACAGGTCTTGGCAATATCCAAGACTACATGAACCCATACACCGATCAGGTGGTGAATCGTATAGGTGAACTTGGAGCCCGCAACTTAAAAGAAAACCTGCTGCCCAACATACAAGACCGCGCCATTCAGGCAGGTACGTTTGGCGGCAGCCGCAGTGGTGAAGCTATTGGACGCGCTTTGCGTGATACCCAAGAATCTACCTTAGCCCAGCAATCTGCCGCCCTTCAACAAGGCTACGGACAAGCTGGCCAGCTGCTGCAAGCTGATCGTGCCCGTCAATTACAAGCTGCCCAACAGCAACAAGGCATTGGCCAAGCAACGGCAGGCCTTACTGCGGCAGACTATCAGCGCATGTTGGCAGGTGCCCAACAACAGGCCGCTATGGGGCAAGCAGCCGCTGGTCTTGAGGGTGCAGACCTTGCAAGATACGGTCAGGCAGGTGCCCAGATCGGAGCCCTTGGTCAGATGCAAGGACAACTGGCTGGTCAAGCAGGTACCCAAAACTTGCAGGCTGCTCAGCAAATCGGAGCCTTGTCTAATCAGGACTTTGCTCGCATGCTGCAGTCTGGCCAGGCGCTTGGTGCCCTTGGTCAACAGACCCAGCAGATGGGCATGCAAAACATTGCAGGTCTGGAAGCTGCTGGCGCAACTCAACAGCAACAAGCCCAGCGTTCTTTGGATCAGGCCTACCAAGACTTCTTGAACCAACGCGACTATGGACGAGGCAATATCGCGTTCTTGAACGCAGCTGTTCGTGGTTTGCAGGTTCCAACTTCAACTACCAGCGAGTCAAGCGGTCCGGCAAGTGTGTATCAGCCTTCGCCTTTGGCCCAGTTTGGCCAGACTCTTGCAACGGGCTACGGCCTCAAGAAACTCATCGGCCCATAAGGACACAACATGGCATTCGAAGACGACGCAGACAACGACCTGGACACAGCAGACGAACAAGGCAGCAATAGCAGCCAAGTCGTCTCTTCAACGGGCTACACTTCGTCACGAGGTGCAGCTAATCCTTACACCGGGCAACTTCAAACCTTGCTCTCTAAATATCTGGAAAACAGTGAAAAATCGGCGACTGATAAACAGGCCTTGCTGGATAAGGCGCGTGAGCGGATCATGGCTAGGTCCGCTGGTCCGGATTCGGCAGAAGTGGCGTTTCGTCTTGCGGCTGCTCTCGGCAAGCCTACTAGGACTGGGGGCTTTGGTGAAACGCTTGGTAATGTTGCAGAGGCGACTGCGGAAAGCTTGGCCTCTCAGCGGAAGTCAAAGCAAGAACTAGAAGACTTAAGCCTCAAATATGAGTTGGCTTCTTCTGATGTCCAGGGCGAAAAGTACAAGACCCAAGTGGGTGCCTTGTCTGCCTTGGCTAAGGCGTCTCCAAAAGACCGGCTGACCGAGATTGAGAAGATGCAAGAGATCATTGACGACCCTAAGGCCAATCAAAAGGCCAAGGACAATGCTCAAGCTCGTATCAGTTACTTGACCACCAGGCCGTCTTCTGCTCCCAAGCAGACAGAGATTGAGCGCCTGACAGACAAGATCAATGATCCTACTACCCCAGCAACCACAAAGGCAATCCTCAAGCAGCGCCTCAAAAAACTGACCTACATTGCCCCTGAAGCTAAAGCTGAACGAGATGCTGACAAGCCTCAATCAACTCCAGGCAAGATTGCCAAGGATGAAGGCCTGACTCCAGGGACACCTGAATATCAGGCGCGCGTCAAACAACTGACGGGCGAAGGCAAGGGCATGACTTTGAGTGCCAAAGAACAAACGGAATTGTTTGAGGCTGAAGACCAAGTCAACGCTGGCAAGACAGTCATCTTGAACTTGTCAAAAGCCAAAGAGTTAAACAGCAAGGCCTATTCGGGTTTTGGTGCAGGGGCTCGTCGCTCAATTGCCCGCAACATCCCTGGCGTCGGTGGTTCTGAGGGAGTTACCGCAACCACCGAACTCGAGAACCTGGTATTGACCAACGGCCTTGATCAGTTGAAAGCAACTTTTGGTGGCAACCCAACCGAAGGCGAACGGGCCATCTTGTTACAGATTCAAGGCTCACTCAGCATGGGAGTTGAGGAACGTGACAAACTCTGGGATCGTGCTATGCAGATGGCGGCCAGACGCGTCAGGATAGGCCAGGACAAGATGAAAAAGCTCCAATCAGGGAGCTATAGCCGTGTTCAGCCTGATGAAGCAAAAGCGGCTGGCGGACCTGTTGGCCAATACGCCAAAGGCGGACCAGTCCACATGCAAGAAGGCGGCGAGATGTCCTTTGCAAACATGGGGCGCGCCGTAGGCCAGGGCTTAGGTCTTGGTTTCGGTGACGAGGCAATTGCAAAAGTTCGTGCCAAGATGGAGGGACGCCCTTATGCGGACGTTGTGGCCGAAGAACGAGCTGCCTACCAGAAGTTTCAAGACAAGCATCCCTTTGTTGCATTAGGGACAGAGCTTGTTTCTGGCGCAATTCCAACCATCGGTATGGCTATGGTGCCAGGCGCAGGAACCCCAGGAGCCGTGCTTGGCGGCAGCCGTATGGCAATGGCTGCCCAGCGTTTTTCATCTGCCCTTCCCAAGTTTATGACTGGCACAACGGCCAAGGCGGCAGGTGCAGGAGCAACGACCGGAGCAGTTGCAGGAGCCGGTTCCGCGACCGAGGGCAACCGCACAAGCGGAGCCGTCTCAGGCGGAACAACAGGCGCAGTCCTTGGCCCGGCAGTAGCTAAGACAATCCAGCTTGGCGGCAAAGCCGTTGGAGCCGTCAAGAACGCAGTCAAGCCTTCTCCCGGTGCCGTTGAGCAGCGGGCTACCAACAAGGTCCTTGAGGCCATGGCTCGTGACGAGATGGATCCTGCAGCACTTCAAGCAAAGATGCTAGCAGACCAAAAGCTTGGCGTCAAGTCTACCATCATGGACGCAAGTCCATCCTTGTCAAGTCTTGGCGAGGCCGTGGTAACACGTGCAGGACCAGGACGCAAGATCTTAGGCACTGGCCTAGAGGAGCGCCTGGAAGGTGGCCGCGAGATTGCTGGCTCTAGAGCCCTTAAGGACATCGGCAAGGGCGTTGACTACACTGCCCAAGAAGACACCTTGATGGGCAAGCTTCGTGCCAATGCAAATACTCTCTACGATCAGGCCTATGCCCACGGTTCTGTGGACGATACCCGTATCTTGAAGGTCTTGGAGGACGATACCTTTAAGAAGGCGTTCAAGGAAGCTCAAGCAATTGCCGGCAAAGAAGCACGCGCAGCAGAACTTCGCGGAGAAGATGCTAGCCGCTTCAAGCTGAACGACATCTATGGTCAAGACAAAGACGGCAACCTGACTACGGTCGGCAAGATCCCTGACGTCAGGACCCTGGACTACATCAAGCGAGGTATTGATGCCTTGATTGACAAAGGCTATCGCGGTGAAGGTATGTCTAAGGCAGAAGCCAACGCGCTTAAGGACCTCAAGAAGGCTTACGTCCAAGTCATTGACGAGAACGTGCCAGAGTACGCCGTGGCACGCGCAAAGTATGCAGGCGATATGGAAGTATTGGATGCGCTCAGACTTGGCCGTACGGACTATCTGTCGCCCAAGATGCTGCCAGCCGAAGCCAAGAAGCTGGTTGATGGTATGTCAGACGGCGAACGCGATGCCTTGCGTGCCGGCGTAGCCCAGTCGCTCTTGACCAAGGTCATGGATGCCCCTCAACAAGTCAATGCAGCACAACGGATCATTGGGGCCCCAGCAACCCGCAAGCGTCTTGAGGCCTTGTTTAAAGACCCCAACGAGTATAAGATATTTGAGGCTGCCATGCAGCGTGAGTCCGAGTTGTTCCGTAATGCCCAGAACACTATTCGCAATAGCCGAACAGCCAATAGACAAGAAGCCCTTGCAGACTTAAAGGCAAGCTCAGGCATCTTTGACATTGCAGGAGAGGCTGTTGACATGGCCGTAGGATCCCCTGGTTCCGTGATTGGTCGCGTCTTGAAATACTTGCAGGCCAGCACGACTCTTGACGAGAAAAGCGCCGGCCAGATAGCTACGATGCTCAAGTCAGGCAGCCAACAAGAAGTTGATGATGTCTTAAAACGCCTTGAATCCAGCAGCGCCAAGTTTATCGAGGGCCGTGAAAAGTCAGCCAGTCGCCTCAAGACCATCTCAGGAACCGTCGGTGCCGCTGCGCCAGTCACCCCAAGGCCAGCTCCTCCAGTTGAGGCTGCGCCTGAAGGCGAGACCGATGAAGAGAAAATCAAAAGGTTGATGGACAAATACAACATACAGGAATAAGCCATGCCCTACGACGAACAAGGTAACTTCTACGGGTCTAATGAAGACCTTGGCGACTTAAAGGCAAAGTACATAAAACCTGATCCGGTGTCCCAGATACCTGGTCAGGTTGTCTCGCCTAAGCAAGAAGAATCAAAGACTCTCCGCGAGCAGGCTGTTTCTGCTTTAATGAAGTACAACCCGCTGATGATGCAAAAATCATTGCAGGATGTGCCAAGGACCTTGGTCGGCGGAGCTTTACTTCCTGTCGTTGCTCCTGTTAGCGCTGGCGTCCAATACTTGAATGCCTTGCCTGGTAACCTGCTGCGTCGTTCACGCGGCGAGGAAGAAGTCAAGACTCCAACAGCAGAAGACCTGATGCGCAAGTATGGGGAAGCAATTGCTCCAAAGACTGAGTTAGGCCGTGATTTTCAAGAGGGTCTTGTCAAGACCATGGACACCCTCAAGATACCTGCAGCTTGGCCAATGGTTCCCAATGCCCCTAAGCGCCCAATGCTGACTCCAACAGACGTTCGCGTAGGTGCAGGTCAGATCAAGCAACTGGCCAAGGAACTCAAAGAGACTCCACAAGACTTCCAGGCTGCTCAATCTGGCCTCAAACGTCAGAACTTATACGGTGAAGACACCCTTGGTGTCAAGGCACAGGCGGCCGCAGATTCTTTAGGTGATACCCTTGAACGTCGTCGGGCATCAGATCGTTCTCTAATTCCAGGGGTTCCTGGTGTCCTTACTCCTGAGACTAGCATGTACGCTGTACGTCCAAAGGGTTCCAGGCTTGTGCAGCCAAAGGTGCCGGCATCTGCTAAGAACTTCACTCCTTCCTTTAGTGAAATTCCTGATTTTGTGGACGACGTCTACGGTAATGTGGAGGCTGGCGAGATACCTCCAACCATGATCATGAGCGAGTACGGTCCAAGGTTCATGAATACCGAAGCAACCCGAGACTTCAAGGAAGGCGTCTTGGCTCTTGATAGGAAAAAAGCCATGGAGATGTTTCCAGACGCTCCAAGTGAACCCCTGGCTTTGCGGGCCTATGAGATCTTGTACAGCGACAGGAACGCAAGGGCAGCAAAAAGCTTAGAGACCATTGAAGAATTCCTGGCTATGCCAGAAAATCAGCGCTTTATTGAGGAAGGTATCCCAACCCCAAGCCAGTTTGTTGAGCGCTTTAAAGAAGCAGAGCGTGTTGTCAAAGGACCCTTGGTCAACTACCTCAGCAAAAACGTTGGAGCTGAAGGCGATCCTACAGTCAAGCTTGCTCGTCAAGGTATTACCTATGAATCTCCTGAGCGCATCAACGAATTGGCGGGGTTTGTCACGCCAACTCCGGGAGGAAGACTGGCCGAAACCCGCGTAAAAGCGGGTTTTCCTGCTATGGGTAGTTTCCACGAGGAACGATTGGCCAAAACTGGCGAACTTGACAAACTCAATGAAGAGATTGCTGCTTTAGAAGAAGTCCGAACTCCGTTGTTTAACAGGGCTCACGAGGAAGGTATTGATCCGGCGTCAATCCCAGAATACGCGGAGACCACCAATCCACTTCGCCAAAAGCTTCGTCAGAGAGAACAGTTGCAAGGTGAACTTGAAAACATCAAGTTGGCCACCGCTGTGGAAAACATAAGCGACTACGCCGTTACACCAAAGAGTAAGCTGCAGATGGAAATGGACATCCCATACCAGGAGCGCCAGTTCTTCCCATCTGTTACCAAGGGCGGTGAGAATGAGACCTTCTACACAGTTGGTAACAGGTCGTTGCTGAACGACATAGGCTATCAGAAGCTTGGAAAAGATTTAGTTGAAGACATCTTGACCGGCAAGGCCGGAGATACCTCTAAGCTTACCATTGAGGGCTATATCAGAGACAAAGGCTTGTCTCGTATTGAGGCCGAAAAGGCAGCAAAGGTTCAACAGCAACAGTACCGTCAAAATCTTGAGGGCGTCTTGCTTAAGCGTCTTCAAGAAGATCCCAACGTCAAGACATTTGGAAATGCTTCAATCATCACGCTCAACAAGGATACTCCTAAAGACGTAGCCTTGCGTGACGTGAGTACAGACACGGCAATCTTAGATCACTGCGTTGGACAAGGTGGCTCGGCGCCAGAGGGCAGACGCAACCTGTTGACAAACAACCAACAATACTACGAACCAATTGTTGACCCAATCACTGGGGAACGCAATAAAAATGCCAAGAGCGATGCCTACAGCAGCTATGTAGACCAGTTAGCCAGTGGCAACGAGTTGATTAGCGTTCGTGATTCCAGGACTGGATTGCCAGCTGCTACCATCCAACTTTTAACCACTGGAGACCCTGGCAACTTTAGAGTTGGCTATGCTTCAGGCGCTAAAAACGGCGCAATTGAGCCTCAGTACGTGGACGCCATCAAGCAGTACTTGAACAGCCGGGCTGATTCAATTACAAGCGCTGGAGAAAACTTGTCTGACAACGCAGGCATCTTTGACTTGGCCAATTCAAGAGGTAGAGACCAGGCCATACGGGCCGCAAACATTCCTGGATCTGGGCGCGGTAAAAAAGCAGATGAGCTTCAAAGAACGCTGGAGTTTGCAATTCAAAACTCTCCTGACATACGGAGGTTTGTGACTTCTGACGACGTCAAGAAGATCTTTGAAAGCACCTCTAACGAAGTGGCCGTTGTCAATCAGCCGTCTGCTGCTCGTCCTACCGGAGTGATGAGGCTACAAGACTATGAAGGCTTTGTTGACGAATTTAATAGCGCCCTTGAAGCAGCAGTTGAATCCGCAATGGAGAACTCTAACCTTGAGAATCCAAACAGGGTTGAAGGAGCCATGGGCCGCGCAGTGGCAAATATATTTGATAACCACTTAAATGACCCAGTAGAGTTTATTCAGGAGCCTGTTGCCCGTTTGCGTCGTGTTGAACGTGACCTTCAAAACGTCATTCAAAACTCTTATGCCCAAAGGCGCGATGTTGATACTGAATTGGCCAACGGCTTAGAAGATTTCCTGATTGACGTCAGGGGTCTTCGTGCAAGTATTGAGCGGCGCCTGCAGGCAGAGCAAGATCGTCCAGCAGAAGATCGTTTTAGCTTGTCTCTTCAGTACAACATACCCCCTGTGACAGTCCTTGAGTTGCAAGCAAGGTTCAGGGCCCCTAATATAACTGTTGCCAACTTGAACACAATGCGAGACTACGCTCAAGCAGGGGAGCCTCATACAATTTTTGCAACTTTGCCAGAAGAAAGCCGGGCAGGTGCGGTCAGAATGATCTCCGATGAGATTGAGCGTCGTCAGCAAGGCGCGGCTCAAAACCAGGTTGCAGCTCCAACCATAGAGGGCTTTACAACTGAAGTTAGACGCCTAGATGAAGGCGTTGGAGATAGGGTTGCAGGCGTTTTGTACGCCATAAACGAGGCAATCAATATCAATACCCGTCCGGCAGAGTATGCTAGGGCTGTGCTCCAGGCGGCAGATCAGCAAGGCACAACAGGCACGGTTCAGGACGTTAGTGTTGCGAGCTTCTTGAATCAGTTTGCAAGTCAACTTGAAACAGCCACTCGCCAAGCTTTTAATGCTCCAGCCAGGAACGAAGTTGCCGTACAAGGCGAGCCAATGCCTGCCATGGGGGCTGATGAATTGCTGCTTGAGCATGGCGACCGCATGACCCAGGCCCAACGTAATTGGCTGCAAAACTTTATTCAGAGGTGGGACACTTTTGTCGATGATACTCCTGGTGGAGCCGTATACCGCGACGAACTTGAGCGGACATTTGATGAATGGTCAAATCGCGAGCGTTTGCAGCCGCGGGCTGAAGAAAATCTTGGCGACTGGGAAGTTGACGAGGCTCATGGTGCAAACAATCGGGCGTTTGTTGCAGCAGACTTGGCCAATGAGCTTTTCAACATGGACGTCAATACCGGAGGTGTTGCAGATATTCCGGCCATTGAGAACACCATCTTTGCCCTTCGGAATGGAACGGTTGACCATCGCGACTTTAGAAACCTTCCTGAGGACAGACGTCCTGCTGCAATGAACCTGGTTGCTGATTTCATGCAGGCCATGATTGAACAGCCAGAGTTATTGGACCGCCCAGTGTCGGCCAGGGACAGGGAATTGTTGACGATGTTTAATAGTCTTGTCGACGACGCCATTGAAGAAGGAAGCTTTCCTGCTGGCATGGCAAACAGCGACCTAGCTCAACTTGTGATTGACGACGAGATTGGTGGCCTTGATGATTTAAGCGCAGCTGATCGTAACCGATTAGTTGAACTCTTAACCCGTCCTGAGCAGGAGGCTCCGCAGGCTTCTGCAAGACAAACGCTCCCAGCCCCTCAGGCTCCTCGGATTCAAGTGCAGGACCCCGTACCTCGTGAAATGCAGACGCTGAACAGGCAAGATCTGATCCTTAGATTGGGGCCACAAGGTGTTGATGAAGCACAAAGGATCGCGCGGATATACTTCAACGACAACCTCTTCAATGAAAATGTGCCGGTTTCAGCCGCGACAAATGCGATCAGGAGCTACAACTTTGGGCCCCATGAAGGACAACAGCCCATGGTGCGTGAACTTGCAGCACGTGAACTGGAAGAACTTTTTTCAACGGCGCAACAAGATGCAAGTATTCTTGCGAACAGTCTTGATGAAGCTATGTACCAAGACATGGATGGTCCAGAAGAAGCTATGCGGGCTGCGGACAGGGATATTTCCTTACTCCGTCGTCATGGCGAGACTGCTTGGGAAGATGTGTTTGGTCCCCTGGCCGAAGATTACCCTTGGAGTCGGAATACGCAAGAACAGGCCATTCTGTTCTTGCGAGAGATTGCGGATGGCTATAGGCGCCAACGCGACGCGGATAGACCTTTTGCCAAGGGTGGACCTGTCAAGAAACCTATGATGCCCCCGGTGATCACCAGAAGGCACCCAGAGCTAGCCGAAATGCAATATCGATATGGTGGCATAGTCTAAGGCTTCCGGCTCCTCTATCAAAATCCCTATAGATGATATTTTTACCCATAACAAAGAGGATCAATACTCTCTGTTTTTACTTCGCGGAGACTTAGTAAAGTCGAGCGAGCGAATAGAATATAGTTAGTTAAATGAACTAGTACACTCTGTTATGGCTCTAGAATCACTCTATAGGGTTTTTGGCCGTACCTGGTATAAGTCCTAGCAATTATTTTAATAAAACTGCGCGCTGCGTGGTTTTACGCGCTAGAATCAATCCCATGCACAGCAATCCTGCTGGCATAAACAGAAAGAAGAAAGGTATTTATCATGTCACATGAAGTTGAAACGATGGCTTACGCCAATGAGACCCCTTGGCACGGCCTTGGTACCCCTGTCGCTGACAACTTGACGCCCACCCAGATGTTAGACGCAGCTGGACTCAATTGGCAAGTCAAGAAGAAGGCCTTAGTGGTTGACGAACTAGACCACACTCTGAGCAGCCACTTTGCATTGGTGCGCGACACAGACAGCAAGATCCTTGGCATCTGCGGCAACGAGTACACGCCCACGCAAAATCAAGACGTCTTTGAGTTCTTTGACAAGTTCTGCAAAGCCGGCGACATGAAGATGGAGACTGCCGGTTCACTCCATGGCGGTAAGCGCGTTTGGGGCCTTGCAAAGATCAACGGCGGCTTTATGCTTGGCGGCAAAGACGAAGTCGAAGGCTACATCTTGCTTGACAATCCACACATCTGGGGACGCAGCTTGCAGATCTTGTTTACGCCAATCCGCGTAGTTTGCAACAACACCTTGACTGCTGCCTTAAACAATAACTCGAACAAAGACAACACCTTCCGCATGTCGCACGATCGCGCATTTGACGATCAGATCAAGCAAACTGCGGCAGAAAAAGTCGGTCTGGCCATGAAGTCCTTGAACGTGTTCAAGCAGCAAGCCGAGTTCTTGTCTAAGAAACGTGCAAAAGATCAACAAGTCATGGAATTCTTTTCCAAGCTTGTCAACCCTGACCAGTATCAAGCAGCCTTGGTTGCTTCTGATGACGGTCTAGTCAATCGCGCAGATCTTGGCCGCACGGTCAACCGTCTGCTCGACATCGTGCACACCCAACCAGGAGCCGATCTGAAGACTTCAGCCGGTACTTGGTGGGGCGCATTCAACGCCGTGACGTACTACTACGACCACGTCGCTGGAACTGATCAAGACAAGCGTCTGACAAGCGCGTGGTTTGGTTCAGCAGCAACACGTAAACGCCAAGCACTTGACCTCGCCGTCGAGTTCGCTGAAGCCGCGTAAACCCAGGGGCTTCGGCCCCTACCTTCCAACCTTAGGAGAAAATTATGGCAAACGCCAGAGGAAAGTCCATTGACAATACCCACCTGAGCATCGATCAGGCGGAAGAGCGCGGCTTCATTCACCGTGACTACATCGCCCACTGTCTTCGCTGGACCCACGTGGCCAAGTGGATGGGCAAGCCTGCAAACCGCAAGGACTGCAACCTGCTTGACATTGGCTGCGGCAAGGACGTACCGTTGGCCAAGATGCTCATGACAAGCCGTATGGCATCAGACGGTCTGAATTACATCGGCATTGACTACAACAAGCTCGAGATGCCAAAAGCGTTTGAGAATACTAAGTTCAAGCCAACTCTGATCGGTAACGTTGCGTTCCCTGACGTCCAGTTGCCAGTTGAGAAGTTCAACGTCATCACTTGCTTTGAGGTCCTTGAGCACGTGGAACCGCTGCATGCCTACAAGATGCTGGAAGGTATCCGTGATCGCCTTGACAAGGACGGCATGGCCTTCGTCAGCACACCAGTCTATGACCCACAAGTCGGTGCAGCAGACAACCACGTCAACGAGATGACTTATGAGGTCATGCAAGTCATGCTGCACAAGGTGGGCTTGGAAGTTGACGACCACTTTGGCACTTTTGCCTCAATTAGGGACTACAAGCAAGTAGCCGAAAAGGAAGACATCGATGGAGTGTTCAATCGCTTGCGTGATTACTACGACAGCAATTATCTGGCAACTATCTTTGCCCCGCTTTACCCACAACATTCACGCAACGTGCTCTGGCGAGTCAAACTGCCGAAGAACACGGAATTCTTTGAACCACCAAAGTTTGCAGAACTTACTAAGCCACTCTCAAGCAGCGAAGCCTGGCAGCCCTTGTTTGATTACTTGGGAGAGTAAGGATGGACTTATTTCAAATGGTGGCCGACTTTCACAAGAAGTTCGGGCTGGAACCAACTGACGGTCCTGACTTTCCAAGGCACGAGATCGTTCGACTCAAGAGCCAACACCTGCAAGAAGAGCTGGATGAGATCTTTAAGGCTGGCGAGGAAAAAGACCTTGAGGAGTATTTTGACGGCCTGATTGACCTGATCTATGTAGCACTCGGTGCTGCTTATCTTGCCAATCTGCCGTTCAATCAGGGGTTTATCCGGGTGCATCAAGCGAACATGACAAAGATTCGCGCTTTAAGGCAAGAAGATAGCAAACGCGGGTCCACTTATGATATAGTGAAACCTGCAGGATTCGTGGCCCCAACGCTAACGGACCTCATCAGAAAGGAGAAAGAATGAAAGGCATTATTGTCATTGATGGTTGCGATGGTACAGGCAAGACCACCCTTGCTAAAGCTATCTGCGATCGTTTTGATGGCGTCTACATTCACAACACATATCGCTGGCCAACTAAGATGCCGCTGTATCACACAGCAGCCTTGCATCGTGCATTAAAGCTTGCACGTACGCGCTTGGTAGTCATAGATCGTTTGTGGATGAGTGAAGCCATCTATGCAGACGTGTATCGTGGTGGCAGCCCTTGGCCTCACATGGGTCGCACGATGGACCGCATTATCCGCAAGGTCGGTGGCGTCTATATCTTGGCTCAATCACCTGCTAACCATGCAGAAAAGTTCGAGCAACTGAAGTCAGAACGCGAAGAGATGTATGACAACGTTGACCCTGTACGTGAGCGCTTTGACATGCTGTTTCAAGGTGGCTTTGCTGGCCATGACCGCGACTATGTTCAGCAGCTTTCTGTCTTTGGCATGCGCAGCAGAGATGATGTGCTGCCCTACAGGTATGACGTTGAAGGCCGCGACCTTGATGTCTACATTGGCATGGTCTACTCTGTCCTTGAATCGCGCTGGATGAAGCAATACGAGCCTGCTCTGCACCTGCATACCAAAAACTTTGCAGGTCACTTGCACGAAGCAAAGATCATCTTTGTTGGCGACAAGGCCAATAGCAAGTTTCGCGCTGTCAGCTGGCCTTTTTACGACTTTGCCAATTGCAGCGAGTTCTTTGCAGATGTGTTGCATGAGCTTAACTTTGATGAGACACGTGCTGTCTACATCAACGCGCACGATGGCAATGGTCCGCTGTATGTTAATGACTGCTTGCGCGCCAAGCCTTACATGAGGGTCATTTGCCTTGGCAATGGAGCTTACGACACCATGACTGAATTCACCCGCAGGATTCACAAGGTCATGCACCCATCTTACGCAAAGCGTTTTAACAAGCGCTCTGAGTTTTTACAAGAACTTAAGGAGGTCCTCAATGGTTAATACAACCAACATGAATTGGCAAGGTCTGCTAGATGTCATCATGACTCATGGAGACCAGACAAGCCCAAGGGGTAAGAACACAAAGGAGCTGCTTGGCTACAAGTCAATGATTGACATGAACCAGCCTGTTCTCACAATCAAAGAACGCAAGCTTGGCTATAAGTTTATGGCTGCCGAAGCTGCATGGATCATGTCAGGTGACAACCGTGTCAGCACGATTGCCCCGTACAGCAGGGCCATCAGTGCATTTAGCGATGACGGCATCTTGTTCTTTGGAGCCTACGGTCCACAGATCAGAGACCAGCTTGGCCATGTCATCCAAACATTAGCCGATGATACAGATTCGCGTCAAGCGGTCATGACCATCTGGAGGCCTAATCCTAGGGCCAGCAAAGACATACCTTGCACCATCAGCTGCCAATTCATGATCCGCAAAGGTTACCTTTATTGCTTCATGAACATGCGTTCATCTGATGCTTGGCTCGGTGTTCCTTACGACTGGTTCAACTTCAGCATGCTGTCAGCAGGCGTTGCGTTGATGTTGCGTGAGAAGGGTATCCACGTCAAGCTTGGTGCCCTGCACTTCTACGCAGCCAGCCAGCACCTGTATGAAGAGAACTGGTACAAGGTTGATGCTTGCTTGAATGGCGAGATCCTTGGCGACTATGAGCCTTTTAACCTTGACTACTTCAACGACTACGACCACCTCGTCAATCATTTGTGGGCCTTGGCCAGTGGCCATGTGCACAACGGATTCTTGAAAGAAGTCTCATCATGGAAAGAATAAGCAAAGATGAATACTTTTCGCAACTGGCTCTACTCGTTAGCCGACGAGGTACATGCGCAAGGCGGCTTGTGGGCTGTGTCCTTGTATCCAATCGTGGGCACGTTCTTGCTACTGGTTACAACGGGGTGCCTGCTGGTCATCAGCATTGCATTGATGTTAACTGTCCCGGTGCTAGTCTTCCTTCGGGGACTGGTCTGGATCTATGTGAAGCTATCCACGCGGAACAAAACGCACTCCTCCAATGCCGGGATGTAAACCAGATCGACACGGCTTACGTGACTGCCATGCCATGCATGACTTGCACAAAGCTGCTGCTTAACACAAGCTGCAAACGCATCATCTACACCGAACCTTATCCACACGAAGAAGCAAGACAACTCTGGACAAAAAATGGACGCATCATCTTATCAGCCGCCGAAGCACTTTCCAAACCTATTTCTGGCAAAGCGTATAGCAATCGACTGCGAGACGCGCGACCCGAACTTAATGACTAAAGGACCAGGTGGAGTACGCGGAGATGGCTACATCGTTGGATTCTCAGTTGCCACGGATGACGGCTTTGCTGAGTACTATCCAGTGCGCCATGCAGCAGGCGGGAACCTTAACCCTGACAACGCATTTGCTTGGTTACGCGACATGCTGAAGACCGACATCCCAAAGATAGGAGCCAACATCCCATACGACTTGGAATGGCTGCTGACAGAAGGTGTCATCGTTGGTGGACCAAAGTACGACGTACAGATTGCCGAGCCGCTGCTTGATGAAGACCGTATCACCTACAAGCTTGATGCGTTGGCCCAGGCTTACCTTGGCGAGTCCAAGGACGAGACTGAGCTTATTGCAGCAGCTGTCAGGCGTGGCATCCATCCAAGCAAGGTCAAGGAAAACCTCTGGCAGTTTCATGCAGGTGAGGTAGCGCCTTATGGACGCAAGGATGCAGACTTGCCAATTCGCATCTTTGCCCAACAAGAAGTCTTGCTGCACGACGAGAAGCTGTGGGAAGTCTTTGAGATGGAGACGCAGCTGGTCGACGTCATAGTGGCCATGCGCCAGAAAGGTGTACCTGTGGACCTTGATCGGGCCCACAAAGTCAAGGCACAACTACTTGATGAGCAGGGCCAGCTTATGGAGCAACTCAAGAAGGTTGCTGAGCGGGATGTAGACATCTGGTCTGGTGATGACATACAGGCAGCCAGTGACGCATTGAAGCTGGATTACCCAAAGACTGAGAAGGGGAATGCTAGTTTTCCCAGTGAGTTTCTTGAAGCTAGTGAACATGAATTTTTCTCCTTAATTTCGAAGGTCCGGAAGCTTGACCGGGCCGGTGGAGTATTTATCGACAGCAAGATCATTCAGATGGAAAAAGATGGAAAAATTTACCCGACTTTCAGACAAGTCCGCGACGACCGCGGGGGCACAAAGTCCGGGCGCTTTGCGTCGGCTAACCCGAACATGCAACAGGTACCAGCTAGGGATCCAGTTCTGGCTCCTCTCATCAGAAGCATCTTTGTACCTGAAGAGGGTTGCCAATGGGGCGTCTTCGACTACTCGCAGCAAGAGCCTCGTGTCACGGTTCACTACAGTTATCTTCGTAGCTTTCCTGGTGCTGAGACTGCGCGCAACCGGTACCTTGATGATCCCGATACTGACTACCATCAACTCGTCGCTGATATGGCTGGAATCACGCGTAAGAACGCGAAGACCTTAAACCTAGGACTGGCCTACGGTATGGGGGCTGCCAAGGCCGCTACTCAACTGGGCCTGCCGCCAGCAGAAGCTAAGCGCGTCTACGAGCAATACCACGAGAACGTGCCCTTCATCAAGGCGCTTGGCGAGGAATGCACGCGGATTGCGACCAACAGGGGCTACGTCAAGACGTTCCTTGGTAGACGCAGACGGTTCCAGTTGTTTGGACCACCTAAATACAGCCCTGGTTTGATCCCATTGAAGAAAGACTTGGCAGAAGAAAAGTATGGCCTGCCGTTGAAGCGTTATTTTGTCCACAAGGCAATGAACGCGGTCATCCAGGGGTCATCGGCAGACATGATCAAGATGGCCATGATCAACTTGTTTAAAAAAGGCGAAGTTCCACATCTGACTATTCACGATGAATTGGACTTCAGTGTACGTGACTTAGATCATGCCCGCATGATTCGACAGGAGATGCTTACATGCGTGGACTTGGTAGTGCCATTAAAAGTAGACTGCGAGCTTGGACCCAGCTGGGGAGAAGCGGTCGAGGTGAAGCTATGAAAGAGAGCCAATTCTGGGCGCTTGTCAAAGGCAAGCTGCCAGGACATGCTGAACGCATGGAGAACGCCTTGACAAGGGGGACTCCTGACGTAAACATGTGCCACGAAGCCATAGAGCTATGGCTAGAGCTCAAGATTTTGGATGCTAAGGGTAGCTGTCAGCTTAGGCCAGAACAGGTCCTCTGGCATCGTAAGAGGCAAGAGCACGGGGGCCGCGTGTTTGTACTGGCTAGAAACGAAGAGACGCTCAAGATCCTTCAAGTCCAGCGAGACATGGAGATGTTTGAGATTTGGGCTTGTACAAAGCCTTTTGACTGGAATAACATGAATGAATTGCTTTTTAATGTGCCACCCTTTTGTACGGAATACACGATCCGTCATCTGCAATACGGAGGAAAACAATGACTGTCTACGTTGTACAAGATTCGCCTAAGTTTAACCTCTTGCCTGCAGCAGAGTATGGTGAACTACAAACATTGTTGCCACCAGGGCAAGTGATGATGGCGACATCGCCAACCATCCGCGTCTTACGTGACAAGCTCAGAAGTTTTTCAGACAGCGATTATCTCTTGGCCATTGGTGACCCCATAGCCATTGGCATGTCTGTTGCAATAGCTGCCGGGTTCAATCGCGGCGTTATCAAGATGCTCAAGTGGGATCGCCAAGAGCATCGTTACTACGCCATTGAGGCGGATCTTACAGGAGTGAAAAATGCTTGAAGAGGAAATGATGGCTGACAGTCAGATGCCAACTGACCAAGGCTTAGGCAAGATCAGTACCCTTGCAGAACGGTACACAGATCTTGATGAGGAGATCAAAGAAGCGGAGACGCGTCTGAAGGTCTTAAAAGAACAGGCCAGGGAGATTGCCGAGAAGCAATTGCCCGATGCTATGGCAGAGATCGGCGTTGCTAAGTTTACGCTTACAGACGGTAGTGAAGTGACCGTCAAACCGTACTACAGCGCCAAGATCAGTGACGAGAAACGTGAGGAGTGCTTTGGCTGGTTGCAAGACCACGGCCACGAGGCGCTAATAAAAGACGAAGTCGTCCTGACATTCAATCGCGGTGAGCACGAGAAGGCCGAAGAATTTAAAGCCCAGCTGGAAGAGCAGGGTCTGGATTATTCTGGCAAGATGGGTGTTCATCCTCAAACTTTGACAGCTTTCGTCAAAGAGCAAGTGGAAAGTGGTGCCGAATTTCCGCTTGAACTTTTCAACGTGTACATCGGCCAAATTGCTAAAGTTAAAAGGAGCAAATGATGGTAAAGAAAACTGAAGTGGCTGTAGTCCAGCCTGGCGCCGTAGTGGCATTCGCAGACGACATGATGGCTGATGCCGGTCTCGGTTTCGAGAACGTATCGGCAAACGATGTCGCTATCCCGTACCTCAAGGTGCTGCAGGCATTGTCTCCTGAACTTCGCGGAGTCACCAAGGTTGCTGGTGCTGAAGAAGGTTTGATCATCAACACCGTCACGGGTGTCTTGATGAAAGAAGTCCGCGTCATCCCATGCGCATTTAAGAAGAGTTACGTCGAGTGGACTCCTCGTGAGGCAGGCGGCGGCTTGGTGAAAGAGCACACGGATGAAAAGATCCTTGACAAGTGCAAGAAGAACGAACGCAATCAAGACGTGTTAGCTAACGGGAACTTGATTGTCACGACAGCTTATCACTACGTGTTGGTGTTGTCTGAAAGCGGTTTTGAACGCGCGTTGATCGCCATGTCATCTACACAACTGAAGAAGTCACGCCGCTGGCTTGGTCAGATGATGGCGCTGCAAGTCAAGATTGGTGAGAAGTCATTCACCCCTCCACCGTTTAGCCATAGCTATCATTTGGGTACAGGTATGGAGACTAAGGATGCCAACAGCTGGTATGGTTGGTTGATTAACGATCCCTCGATGGTGCAAGACAAGGGGATCTACGAGGCGGCCAAGAAGTTTGGTTTAGATGTAACTGCTGGCTTGGTAAAAGTTGCCGAGCCGCCTGCTGAAGGTGTTGTTCAAGGTGAAGACGATGTCCCATATTAAGGACATCTTTCCGATGCTGGGTGCTGACATGGGTAAGTCTGATGGCCGAAATCCATCGGCTACCAAGAAGGGACCTGGGCGCAAGCCCGTTGACGGACACAAGAAAGGCAAAGCTAAACGCACTGCCTTTCAAAAGGCCGCAGCAAAGGTCAAGGTAGCAGCACAGACAGCCAACGTGACTAACACGCCGCTTAAGGCGGCGGCAAGGGGGAGTTGATATGAATTTCGGTGACGCAATTGACGCTTTGAAAAAGGGCTTTAGGGTTACTCGTGAAGGTTGGAATGGTAAGGGCATGTTTCTTATCTTGGCAGGTGGTTACACAGTCAAGAAAGCGGATCTTCGTCCTAACAGTCCAATCGACGCGGAATTCCTTGAATCAAGGGGCCTTGAAGAGATGGAGATTCTGCCGCATATTGATATGTGGACAGTTAATGCGCATGGTCGTCAAGCTTATTTAGCTGGATGGCTTGCGTCTCAGACGGACATGCTGTCGGAAGACTGGATGATCGTCGAATAAGTATGGGGCGGCTTTGGCCGCTCCCTCTATCAACCAAACGAGAAAGAATTATGCTTGCACAAAGATTCATGGCGTTATTTTCCGGGCACACAGGTGCCTACGGGACCTATGACATCGATGGCAAGAATACCGGCCTTAAGGTACAGGGGACAGCAGTCACGAAACGAGCAGCAGTTACAGAGCAGCTTTGGGACGGTCATCTTGCAGGATCAAAAGGAATCGGTATTGTGCCAATCAGGGAGGACAACACATGCCTCTTTGGAGCGATTGATGTTGACGAATATAAGAATTTTGACTTAAAGGAGGCCGTTGAAGCTTGCGCCAAGGCCAAGGCGCCCGTTGCCGTGTGCCGCAGCAAATCAGGCGGCGCCCACATCTACATGTTCTTCAGCGAGCCGATACCAGCTGCTGATGTCAAACGAAAACTTGGTGAATTGGCCAGCGTGATTGGACATCCCAACTGCGAGATATTTCCTAAGCAAGATCAAGTGTTGTCTGAACGCGGTGACGTCGGCAACTGGATCAACATGCCTTACTTTGAAGGCGATCAGACCAGCCGCTATGGCGTGGCTGATAACGGCAGCCCGTTGCCGATCGAAGACTTCCTCACCTATGCCGAAGGCTTGAAGCTCACCAGAGCCAACTTCGTCAGACTCAAGTTTGCAGAAGCCAAGAGCAAGAAGCGTGCCTACAAGGATGCTCCTCCATGCATCGAGAAGCTAGCACAGACCGGCTTTCCTGAAGGTACCCGCAACAACGGCTTGTTCAACCTATGCGTCTTGGCGCGTAAGATGAAGCCAGACGATTGGCAGCCATTAGTCATGCAGATGAACATCGATATCATGGATCCGCCACTGCCAGAATCAGAGGCCATGGGGGTCATCCAGTCGATGCAGAACAGCGACTATCAGTACACGTGCAGCAGGCCGCCTCTTCGACCTAACTGCAACGCAGGAATGTGTCGCATGCGGAAATTTGGAGTCGGCCAGCAATCAGGAACACCTCGTCTGTCGTCACTCAGCAAGTACAACACAGAGCCTCCTATTTGGTTTCTTGACATGGACAATGGTATGCGTTTGTCGCTGTCTACAGAGGACCTGCAGAACCAGGCAGGCTTTCAGAAGCGGTGTATGGAGGCCATGAATTACATGCCGCCAAAGATGAACCAGACGCAGTGGAACCAGATGATCCAGGCGTTGCTGCAAGACGTGGTCATCATTGAGGCTCCTGAGGATGCCAGCCCCAAGGGCCAGTTCATCGACTTGCTAGAACGCTTCTGCACCGGCAAGGCGCAAGCCAAGCACCTTGATGAGATCCTCCTTGGTAAACCATTCCATGATCGTGACGACAACAGGCACTTGTTTCGCTTGGCAGACTTCATCAACTTTCTTGACAAGCAGAAGTTTAAGGAGTTCAAGCTGAATCAGATAAGTTCTGCCATCCGTGACTACGGCGGCGAGACGCACACCTACAAGCTGAACGGCAAGCGGGCCACGGTCTGGTCTGTGCCTGCCTTCTCATTCCAGGACAAGGGTCATCAGACTCCGGACTTCAGCAATGGCAGCCTTATCTAGACCTAACATCATCTTGGGGCCTCCTGGAACCGGCAAGACAACGACGCTTATGAACATCGTCGAGTCTCTGCTGGAGAAGGGCGTCAAGCCTGATGAGATCGGCTTCATCAGCTTTACCAAGAAGGCCACCATAGAAGCCAGGGATAAGGCAAGGGCCAGGTTTGGCTTTGACGCTGATGCCATGCCGTTCTTCCGGACCATACACAGCCTGGCATTCAGGCAGCTGGGACTTAGCCGGCAGCAGGTCATGCAGTATAACCACTACCAGGAACTTTGCGATGAACTGGGCGTTGAGATCACCGGCAGGGGCACAGGCGAAGACGGCACCCTGGTTGGCATGTCTCAAGGCGACAAGCTGCGCTTTGTTGAGGGCATGGCTAGGATCAGGTGTGTGCCACTCAAGCAGCAGTGGGAAGAATTGAATGACGACGACCTTGGCTGGTTTGAACTTGAACAGTACTCCAAGGCTCTCAAGGAGTACAAGGACAACTCAGGACTGATAGACTACACAGACATGCTGGAGTTGATGCGGTCAGAGGGATTCGTACCTAAATTGAAGGCGCTGCTTGTGGATGAGGCGCAAGACTTGTCTAAGCTGCAATGGCAGGTAGTTGAACGAATGATGGAGAAGGCTGATGAAGTTTATATTGCTGGAGATGATGACCAAGCAATCTTTCGCTGGGCAGGAGCTGACATCGATCATTTCATATCCTTGGATGGGAATGTGCGCGTTCTTGACCAGTCGTACAGAATACCGGCGGTTGTGCACGACCTCAGCTTTGACATCATTAGATCGGTCACTAGGCGGCGGGAAAAGATTTTCAAACCTGCTGGGCACCAAGGATCCATTAACTACCACAACGACATAGAACACGTTGACATGGGCCAAGGGACATGGCTGTTGCTTGCTAGGAATGTCTACATGCTCAGGGAATTGGTTGACTTATGCCATCGTGAGGGCTACGCCTACGAGTGTCAAGGATTCTCACCTCGTAAGTCTGAGGCACTATTGGCCATAAGGGCCTGGGAGAAGCTGCGCAAGGGCGAATACATCGCTGCCAATCAGCTGCGCCTAGTCTATGCTCACATGTCAAAGCGGATGGTAGACCACGGCCATCTGTCCTTGAAGACACTGACCGAAGACATGGTCAACATGGACCTGCTGCACGAGAAGTACGGGCTGCAGACCAAGGCGATCTGGCACGTGGCTTTGGACCGCATCAGCGACGAGGAGAAGGAATATTTTCTCTCGGCATTGAGACAAGGGGAAGCTTTGAGTGGAGAGCCCCGCATCATGATCAGCACGATCCACGGCAGCAAGGGCGGCGAGGCAGACAACGTGCTGCTGATCACGGACCTCAGCCCTAAGACCTACAACGGATACCAAGAGAATCAAGACGATGAACTGCGCGTGTTTTATGTGGCAGCAACACGAACTAAGAAGAACCTACACATCATCACGCCACGCACACAAAGGTACTTTGACCTATGATTGAATATAAATACAAGACCAAGCCGTTCGAGCATCAAGACAAGGACTTCTTGCTCAGCAGGGACATGGACGAATACGCCTTGTTCTGGGAGATGGGGCTTGGCAAGTCTAAGACCACGGTCGATACGGCTGCATGGTTGTACGCGACGGGCAAGATCAATGCTGTGTTTATCCTTGGCAACAAGGGTTCGTATCGCAACTGGGTGACCAAGGAGCTACCAGAACACATGCCAGACTACATCGATTGGGTCGGTACATATTGGGACTCATCTGCCAACACAGAACTCAAGAAGAGCTACGACTTGTTGCTGACACCGATGGAGCCGTTGAAGATCTTCGTCATGAACATCGAGGCACTGGCCTTTGACCGCAGCTACAAGACGGCCGAGTCATTTGTCAACTGCCACAATACGCTGATGGTGATTGACGAATCCACGACCATCAAGAACAGGGACGCCAAGCGCACCAAGGCAGCTGTGAAGATTGGCCGCAAGGCAAACTACCGACGGATCCTGACGGGGTCCCCAGTGACCAACAACCCGCTAGACCTGTTCAGTCAGGCCTGGTTCCTCAATCCTCACCTGCTTGGCTTCACAAGCTACTACACATTCAGGGCAAAGTATGCAGAGATGGTCAAGATCACAGCTGGCAACAGGGCCTTCACTAAAGTCAAAGGCTTCAAGCACCTTGACGAGCTTACCAAGTCGATTCAGACGTGGTCGTCTAGGCGGACCAAGCTTGAATGCCTCGATCTACCAGACAAGATCTATCAATACTACGAGGTGGAACTTACGGACGAGCAGAAGAAGCACTACAAGTCACTTCGCGAGAAGGCTATGGCTGAACTGGAAGGCCAACTGGTCTCGGCACCAATCGTACTTACAAAGCTGCTTCGGCTCCATCAGTTGGTGTGCGGCCACCTCACAACGGACGATGGCACGGTTATTCCCATCGAGAACAATAGGATGAAAGCCCTCATGGAGGTGCTCGATGAAGCGTCTGGCAAGGTCATCATCTGGGCAACCTATAGGGCAGACATCAACGACATTGCAGCAGCCCTACAAGAAGAGTATGGCAAGCATGCAGCAGTGTCTTACTTTGGCGACACGACTGGCGAAGATAGACAGGAAGCTGTCCGCAGGTTTCAGACAGATCCGGAGTGCAGGTACTTCGTGGGCAACCCCCAGACCGGCGGCTTTGGTATCACGCTGACCGCGGCGACTAACGTGGTCTACTACAGCAACAGCTACAACCTAGAGCATCGTCTGCAGTCTGAAGACCGTGCCCACCGGATTGGTCAAAAGCACGCGGTGACTTACGTGGACTTGATCTGCAGGAAGTCGGTCGACGAGAAGATCGTCAAGGCGCTGCGCGAGAAGAAGATGCTGTCGTCTAAAGTACTTGGCGACGAGTGGAAAGAATGGCTTAGCTAGTCCTTGATCCGAAGGAAGAAGGACATAAAGATGTCGTGGGACATTGTGCGCAGGGCGCTGCCAGGAAAGAACTGGTCTGGCCAGCCCTGTTCCTTGTCCTTAAGGATATACAGGCGCATACCGTTGTCGTACTCAAGGCTCAAGCCGTTCTCTTGGGCGATCTTTTTTGCTATAGCTACACGCATGGTTAGTTCCTTTCAAGCCACATTTTACTACGTACTGCAGCAGTGCGCACAATTAAATTCTAGTATAAGTCCTAGTAAATATTTTGCAGAGAATGCGCGCAGTGCGCAGTTTTGCACTAGAATCAATCCCATGCACAGCATGTCGCGGTGCTAAGAAAGAAGAAAGGTTCATCATGGAAATCACTGTACGCATCAC